CACCAACGCAATCATTCCACACCTTGCGTACTTTTTCGGGTGCATCCTGCATCTGCTGTGAAATCGCCTTTGAATGTTTCTTTCCATAGGCGGCTTCCAGTTCTCCCAACTGAACACCCTGCGCTTTTATTTCCTGAGCAGCAATGTTGTATTTTTTCCTGAAATCTTCAAATTCAGCCGTTTTATCAAGCCCAAAGCATGCAGCACGTTCTTTCAGTTCCTCAAGTTCTTCTTCATCCAAAGCCCATCTCGCACGTTGCAGCAGACAACATCTACAATTACAATCTTCCTTTGGCTTCCCAAAGTATCCCGGTGCTTGTGCTTTCAGTCCATCTACTTCAAAAGGCTCGTCCAGTTCCCTGATCTGACCGTCAAGCTGTCTGTGATGGGGTCTTGTCCGATTATCAAGAGTAGAATCCCATTGTTTGAGAACGTCAGCCCCCTTTTCCTTGGCAGCGTATTGTGCGTCAAGGGCCGACCGCTGCTGTATGCGGTGTCCTTCCGTCCGTGCTATGCGGATGGAATTATTGATTGCGGTATTGAAGGGGCTGTTCATGCCGTTTGCAATGTGACCTGCTATCTGATTCCAAGTTGAACCGTTTGCGATTCCCCTTGAAAGTTCAGCCCGAATTGAACGCTTTAGATAAGCAACATCCTCACCAAGCCGGGAGTAAAGCCCTTTTGACAATTTGCTGTCTGTTTGCAAGGCTTTCACAACCTGCTCCTGATTGATTGGCATAATGATGGGAATTCCTTGCATGTGCAAGTCATACATAACACCAATATAACCATTCTCATAGGACTTTGCAAGGTAATCAGCAATAGAAGTAAACTCTTTCCCCTGTAAATCGTCAAGAATACCGTCAAGCTGCTTTTTCGAAGCTTCCTGGTATTGTTTCTGGTAAATGATGGATTGCAGGTTTTGAAGGTCAGTCCGACTTGAAAGTTCCCTAATCTTCTGTTCGCAATCTTTCCTGGCTTGTTCGTATATCCGTTGAAGCTGCTTGATGGTCTTTTGTTCACCACTAAGCTGCGCCTGCAGAACTTCTTTCTGGGCTTTGTTCACTACCTTCACCACCCCCACCGCCAGGAACAATATCATTCAATGTCTGTTCAGCCTGTTTCGTTTCGTATGCTTCATCCTTCGGCAGTTTATCCTTGATTTCCTCATAGTCAATATCAACGATTTCACAAATAGCCCGAATGATAGTTTCCTGATCAAGCACATTTGCCAACCCAAGCAGGATATTGACTTCTGCCTGTTTGCTCTGCGCTTCTGTCAACTCATTCTGAATGTTCTCCTGCTCATTACTCATAACCTCATGGGTGAACTCAAATCGTATATCTGTGATTTGGTAATCCGTCCCCTGCTGTTCATTGATTTCATCCAGAACAACCTTCACAATCTTACGCAGAAATCGCTTTATATTCCGTTCAAGGTGCTTACAGCGCAAGTCAAGCAGGGAATATGCTGCTTTTATTGCTATGTTGGTGGTGGCACTAGTATCTTTCAACCCTGACAGGTTCAATCCCATACCAAACCGATAGATGTTTTTTTCGTCAAGTTCCAATTTGGTTTTCCGTGCTTCAAACGGTACATCTACGGTATGTACTTCAATACCGCCCTCTGAACCAACGCCAACAACCTTTTTGGTTTTCAAATTCTGCTGCAATTCATCAAGGTTGTTACCCTCAAAGCCTTTCACTACATAAAGCGGATGGTCAAAGTCAATCAGGTTATTTGACAGACTGCTGGCCATCAGGTCATAATCATCAATCAGAGCTTTTACTGCTTTTAAATTGGATTGCTGCTTTTTATTGTTATCCAAACGGAAGAACGGGATAAACCCAAGGGTTTCATAGTAGGTGTTCTCGTCCCCTTCAATTTGATACAGAATATGAGGACGTGGATTAATCTGAACACTGGTATCTGTTTCAATCTCTCCTTCATCCGTCTGAACATAGTAATAAACCTGTTCATCATCCCAGTCCATAATTTTCTTGATACGTCTGCCTTCTTTGTCTATGCGGTCAACATACCAATAAATCACATGAGCTTTATTATCATCCGCAAATCGAGCTTCTACCTCCACAACTCCGATACTATCGGCGCATGTGAATTTCATGTGATCGCTGCTATCCTTAGTAGCATACATATACGCGAATCCTTTTGTCTGGCAATCCGTGATCACTTCCGACAACTCATCCACAAAATCATCATTATTATTGAACCGCGAATCAAGCTCCTTTTGCAGTTCCGGGATATCAGATAAAACAAATGCCCCATCTCCTGAGAGAGTATATTGTGTTCCCTGTTCCGTCAGCTCTTTAAAGAACGGATGAGGCAGTTTCACATTTGACCTGGTTTTATCTTCTACAAGCTGACCATCGGCATTGAAATAAAACATACGATAATGCAAAATATCATGATTACCGTCAAAATACTGTTCCCCTGTCCGGGCGAAATGCTTTTTGACTGATGCGGCATCTTCGTCAATAAACATTTTAATTTCTTCCGTTGTCAGCATTGCAGATCACCCCTTTCATAATCTCGTCAGCAAGTGCAACGATTTCTTCACCGTGAACACCGAAAAAGTCACACATCTGTTCTTCACCTTCTACCTCATTGCCATACGAGAACAGGAAAGCATGAACCAATTCATGAATGACAGTTGACCTTGCCACGGATTCAGCTAAACCAGTCCTGATATTGATAAGCAGCTTCGTATATTCTGTTAATCCCAAGTTGTAATGATCTTTGTCAGGTGTCATTTTCTTTTTTCTGCCGTCCGTCAGTTTGACCTTCCAAACATCTTTGTGAATCTTAATTTTCATTCTTTCATGACCTCATATAATTAAAATCCCCGAAAACGCTGTATTTCCGGGGAAGCTGTTACTAATTTGTTTCTTAATACATCCAACTCTTGCCCTTCTTGATGAATCTTTCAAGGGCATAGCGCATTGCATCCATCAAATGGTTGAAATCATCAACCGGGGTATTCAGCTTGTTCCCAAGTTTATCCTTCGCCCACGTATAGTTACCGATCTCCGTCAGGAAGTTCACACACCGGGGATGAATGATAACTTCATAATCCTGTATGAACTGAATGCCGTTATTGACTGAATCCTTTCCCTTTTCGGCTCCCTTGACCCTTAGTCCATAACCTTTCAACTGGTCTATGGATTTTGGTTCAGCGGAATCAGCGGTGATCTTTTCTTTGCCGTAGCCCATCTGCCGGATATTCTGAAAAATCCGTTCGTTGGAAAGACCTGCTGAATACATTTCATCCCAAACATAGATTTTCTGATCTGCCACGGAAATGAACCCGGCAAATAAAGCAGAAGGGTCATTTGTATAACCAAAGTCCAGACCAAAAGCAGATTGCAGGTCACTGTGCTGTTTCCTGATCTGTTCAAGGGTGAACGCTTCTTCTTTCCAATTCTCATAAACCAGACCGTCAACAATACCCCAGTCCCCAAGACCTGCAACCTTGTAACGCCGGGGATTCTGTTTACGCATGATTTCAAAAACCTTTTTATCCGCTGCGTCCAACCATTCATTACACTTATAATTCGTGGTCAGTGCAAGGGTTTCATCATCCGGGTTGTCAAAGAACCGCTTCTTCAACCAGTGGTGTTCATTCCACGGGTTAAAGGTTAATGTGATCTGCTTAAACAGTGCTGAACCATCAGGAACAGCACCACGGATTGATTCATCAAGCATATTGAAATCATCCTCTGAACTGATCTCATATGCTTCTTCAATCCACATCCAACATAGGACACCCTTGTCAACCGTAATGGATGTAACTTTCAGGGGATCGTCAAGCCCTCTGAAATAGATCTTCTGACCTGTTGGTTTGTAGGTCATTTCAAGGGGACTTTCTTTCACATCCCAATAAGCATCTACACCCAAGCGGTGAATAGCCCATTTCAATTCAGTAAAGCATGAATCTTTCAGGGTTCTGTAGGTTTTCCTGACTACAAGTGTATTTGCATCAGGATATGCCATCATGTTAGTGATGTACCAAAGGGCGGTTGTCTTTGACTTCTTACTTGCCCTAGACCCCTTTACTGCTCTGTATCTGCCTTTCCAGTTCCAGAACGTACCGTAACCCTTGCCTACAACATCAGGCAGGTTTACGAGCTTTTTCCCTTTGGTCTTTTGAAGCTTGTAATCTTCCGGGTAAAGAATGTACTTCATATACCCGAAAACATATTGCGAAGAAATGCTTCGTTGTCGTTTAGTCCTCAAGCTGATCACCGCCAGTAATCACTATAGGCTGCGTAATATTCAAATCAATTTTATCATTCCACATACCCAAATGCTTACCCAGGAGCTCCAGGGCTTTCAACTTTGAACCAATCTTCACTTCACGTTCAATGCTGTACCCGGTGTCACTGTCAGAATGCTTGTACTTCACCGATTCGATACAGGACAAATCATCATCAGTAGCGGTTTCTTTGATTTTTCCCTCACTAGTCACAATATCGGTCATTTTTACGAAAGCCAGCTTCGCCAGTTCCAGAACAACCCTGTCCTGATTCACCCCGGTACGCCTTGACCGTTCAGCCATCCGTTCAGCGATAGCCTGTTGAACCATAAGTTTTGATAAGTTCTGACTTCCCTGTTCCTGTGCTGTATTGACTGAATAACCTGCCCTGATAGCCGCTTGTGTTGCGTTCAGGTCAATCAGGTATTCGTCAACAAAACGCTGCTGCTTGTCTGTCAGCTTTCTTGCCATACGCAACACCTTCTTTCACTTTTAAACAAAACCTCCTACCTTGTAGCAGTCAGACAGTAAACAATTTGAAAACAAAATATGCAGCAGAAAA